ACCGCAAGTCCACATAAGACAAATGCAACGTTGGAAAAAAAGTCATAGGTGTGACTTCTTTTTCGGAACTGAATGGCAATTTCGGAATGGATTTAGAATCGTGACGAAAGAACCCAATGTCGCCCAAAACATAGAAAAGCGAAAACTTCAAGAAAGTGGGGACACCTTCTTCAGGTAACGGACCTTGGCTTTCTGGAGTAACAAAGATCTTGGTAGCTTCTTTGTATTCCCCAACAGGGATAGTGATATTGCATAACAGAAAAATAGTGTCGACATAAAACTTTTCATTCCAGTGTGGAAAAAGTTCACGCGTATGAGCAGCAAGCACGTCATCACCGAACATTTTGAAACGGATGTCACCGGATTCGAGCAACTCGATAACCTTCCTGATCGCGTCATCAATACTCATATCTTCAATCATAACGAAATAATGAGCATAAACCATGAGATGGTTAGTCAAATTGACGACAGTATTGAGGAAACTGGTCTCATAACTCCCACTTCCCATGGTACCGAGCAGAGTATGGAATCCTTTACCGTCAAGTCGGGAAACGACTTTAACGCCAATCTTCTCGATAAACCGGGCACAAAGCAAACGGAAAACCTTCTTTAAAGTGGCCACATGTTCGCTGTCATCAGCATTATATCGAGTATCGTATCTATCGAATACTTTAGACATACATTCAACTAAGTGTGGTGCAGGTAGACTTTGATCAAAGTTGCGCGCATCGGTCTCATAAACGCACTTCACTTTAAGAATTTCTTGCTCAAGTTTCTTTCCGTCTTCGGCAGTGCAACATGCATCAAGTCGCTCATCAGTAACGTCATAAAATTCCTTAAGGAAATTCCTGGCTGCTTCGGCATCAAAATTCATACCAACTGCACACGGCTGCACATCAGTACGATCCCTGATGCCTCCGGTTTGAGTAAACGGACAAGTAAGAGCACGCTGCAAAAGATAACTGAAAACATCTTGCATAGTAAAAATCCTAGCCTTCTCCTTGGTAGACCATCCTTCTTCAGTTTTCTTTCCACAAATTGTTTCAATCTTGATTGAAGCTATAAGTACGTTACTGACCCATTTTCGAAGAAGAACAAGACATTCGGGCAGCTGATCAGAGTTTGAGTACAATTCTTGAATGAAATTGTGTACTGCAGCTGCAGTCTCGCAAGAAACCATGTCTTTAGTTAACCTACCTGCCCCTTTCTCAATGCCACCGACGGAACCACTTGGAAGATAATGCTCGCCATAATTCCGCTCAGTGATATCCCAAACAGGAACGCTTTTAGGAGCACGCTTAACTATCTTGAAAACAGCAACTTCAGACAACTTATGCAACAAGTAATTCCTGTACTTAACTTCATCAGACGTGAGAACATAAC